TCACGGATAGTAAAGGGAACGTCTGGGAACGGGTTACGACACTTGCGATAGCAGGTGGTGCACGGTGTACTGCCTTCGTTTCACGACCAACTAGTGTCGGTGCGAGTCACACGTTCACCTCACCTAGTATCGGCTCTGCACGATACCCGTCCATTGCCGTTCTGGCGATGCAATGGACGAATGGGATCTCCTACAACGGTCCTCCTCAATTCGTGGTCACGGGGGCGAATTCCTCTGTTATACAATTCATAGGCGTTACTCCAGATCGACCCGACTCACTTGTTGTCTTTGGTGGCTCTGCGGAGAACAACTGGGTCCCGTCGGGGGTGAGTTCGCCATTTACGGTCGATCAGGGAATCGCGGGTCTGGGAGCGATTGCCTACGGTACCTTCCTCGGGCATGTTATCCAGACGGCACCGATCGGGGCAGAACCACTCGTCACGATGACGGGTACGGGAAACATCAACGGTATTGAGTTCGCCCTGTTGGACGCCCTTGGAGAGATGCGCGTCTCTCAGGACGTGGTTGAGACTGCCTGGCCTGGAGATACGGCGGGGCGGGTATCGCAGGATGTGGTTGAGGTTGCCCACGACGGTGCAACTGTCGGTCGCTTGTCGCAGGACGTGATCGAGACCGCACTGTGGACCCTGGGTGCGAGGGTCTCCCAGGACTGTATCGAGGTTGCATATACGATCCTAGATAAGGTTCCCCCGAAGGGTAACAACGGTCATCACGGTACACCCCAGGGCAAGAAAGCATTCAACACCTCCAACTGGATCCCCTGGTGTGAGGTTAACTTCTTCGGAGGCAACTAATGCCGTCGTATGTAACACCTAAGAAGAACGCGGCGTTCATCCTATACGCTGCTCTCACAGCTCAGAGCGACGTGAAGACGTTGCAATCTGCACCGACCATCGTTGCAGGAGATGTGAAGGTGTCCGTTGACGGGGGCGCGTTTGCCAATCTAACCACTCTACCAACCGTGGTGCCCGGAGCCAGTGTCGCCGTGAAGGTTACACTCTCCGCGGCCGAAATGAACGGGGACAACATAATGGTCACGTTCATTGACCAGGCCGGGGCACAGTGGTGTGATTTGGCCATATCGATCCAGACGTCCGTGAAGCAGATGGACGACCTGGGCACCGAGGTCAAGCAGGACACGATCCTGGGTGCGGTCAACTCCGTCATTACACTGCTCGGCAGCGGTCTCTCGCTCTCCACGGCGGAGAAGATTGCCATCGCAGATCAGGTCCTCACGAGGGATTGGACCTCGATCAACCCCGAAACGGTAGCGGACCGTTGTGCACTGCAGGCCCTTCGGTTCCTCCGTAACGCTTGGGCCATTGCAGACGGTACGTTGACCGTCTCCGGAGACGACGACACTGGCGTTGCTTGGGGCAAGCCCGTTACGTTCGAAGCCCGCAACCCGGTGAACTCCATGGGCAACGACATTGGGTAGCCTGTACCTCCTCTTCGACGGCTTTCCTCCCGTTGCCTCGGAGGCGGAGGAGATCATTGAGGAATGGTCGAAGAAGCGCCGTCGCAAGCTGCGGAAGTTCATCTGCGGGTCCTGTGGCTTTCAGTTCTGGCAGGACCAGGTCGTTGTGCAGAATGGCCTGATCCGGTGTCAGGGTCCGAACACGAACAACTGTGTTGATCAGCCTGGGTATCGGCCCGCACGGCGTTCGCTCATGCTCCCGATTGAGAAGCCCGATCCACCGCTTCCGATCATCGATGAGGATCTCTAATGGCAAGGCGAATCGTATCGGACTTTGACGCTGAGATCCTCCAGAGGCTGGGAAACCGGACGGATCTCACTCCGACACAAAGGGGCTTCTTTCTCCGTGACTCCTATATGGCGGTCTCTAAGAGCTTCGATCATGTCCAGCTGCAAGGCGACGCGGCGGACACGATCGTTAACGGAAGCGATAGCCTGTCTCTTGCGGCAATCACGGACCTCTGGTGGCCGGTTCAAATACGAGATACGATTTCGGACAGGATCATCCTCCCTGCGGACAAGGACGAGATCGACAACATGCAGAAGTATCCGAGTCCCCCGACTCGGTACTACTGGTGGAACGAGAAGTTCATTTTCGACACCCGAGCCGACAAAGTCCGGCCGGTCACGATCAAGTACAAGAAGCGGCCGGTGATGTTCACAGCGTCACCGGTCCTGGACGAGATATACGACCAACTCCTGATCCTGAAGGCGGCGCAGATCGGGTTTGAGACGGCACGCGACCTCGAGCAGGCTGGCGGGGTGATGGGTCTCTACCGGGCGTACATCTCTGAGTACGGCTTGGTCCCCGCAGCCGAGGAGAAACTGAACGATTACCGGACCGGGTTCCGAGTGAGGTACAGGTAATGGGACTGCTACAACTCGTGATCATTCTGTGCATCGTCGGCGCGGTCGTCTGGCTGATCGAGACCGCCCCGTTCATCTCTGAGTCGATGAAGCCGATCATTCGGTGGCTGATCATAGCTATCGTGATCATCTGGTTGATATCCGTCTTCGTGGGGGACATTCCGCTCCCACGCTTCCGTAGATAGGAGTCCTGCATGCAGTTACCATCTGAAGCACTTGCCGTTCGAGACCGGTACGTCACGGCGTTCCCACTCTGGACGATGCCCGCCGGTCCAGCCGCGGAAGAACGGGCGCGGACCTGGACGTTGGGCCTGTGCAATCAGCTTGCTCACGACCTACCTGGGAAGGGGTACGGTACGAAGCGGGCTGAGAAGGACAGGCCCATCAGCAAGGATGCGGTCGCGCAAACGCAGCCGAACGGGGCACTGTTCATCTGGGACATGCTGTCCGAGGCCGGGTCCGGGGCGCCCACGTTGAACAAGAACCCCGAGTCTCAGGACGTCACCGGCCAGATCTTCGTGGCGGTGGAGGGTGTGGACGTGATCGCCGGTGAGGGTCATGGCCCGGGTGGTGGAACTCCACCCCCTGCTGAGGTCCCCCCATACAACGAGGACTACAGTATCCAGTTCGGCAACGGGTGCAACCAGGCGTACAAGGAGGCGAAGCAGGCCGGCTACGACTCCGGTATGGTCGCAGTTCATGCGTCACGGGCGGCGTGGGACTACTACTCCGGGAAGCTGTCCTGGGACGATTCGTACAAGTTGCACCTCAACGACTTCCGGAAAGAGTACGGGCTGAAGCCCCTCTAAGGAGCAACGATGCCAGCCACTAATCCTTGGGATGAGACCAGGCCTTTTGGGTCCGAGGCCGCGAATACTCTGGATACGATTATCCAGAACCTCAAGATGGACATCCGGGAGCGGCTGAACATCCAGCACGTGTTCGGACAGGACCAGACCCTCGACGGGGCACACCGGAACATCCGAATCCTGCCGGCTCACATGGCGGCGAACGTTGCGATCCTTGAGGGCCTCGGGTACAGCCTGACGGGTGCCGACGTTCACCCCATGATCGACGTACAGGGCACCCTGAACACATCGGGTGCTCCGAACCTCGTGAACATCGACATTGTCAAGACGGCAGCCGGGCCGGGTCGTGCCATTTCTTACAAAGTCGGCGGAGTTGAAAAGTTCTACGTCGACCTGGACGGTAACATCGCTACGACAGGTACGATCAGCGGTGTTGCGGCAATCACCTCAATCCCAGCGGGTCTGGTCTTCCCCTACGCAGGTCCAACTCCACCCGGAGGGTACCTCGAGTGTGATGGTGCTGCGATCTCCCGCACGGTGTACAGTGCCCTGTTCGCGGCAATCGGTGGGTACTGGGGGGTCGGAGATGGATCCACAACGTTCAACGTTCCCAACCTCCTGGGTCGTGTGGTCGTCGGCGGTGGTGCAGGAGCTGGTCTCACTCCACGTCCGCTGGGTCAGTATATGGGTGAAGAGACTCACGTCCTTCTGGTCGGAGAGCTTGCGGCCCATGGGCACGGAATAGTTGATCCGGGGCACATCCATAGTGCGGTTTCCGTGATAAGCGGCGGAGGGGGGCCTAATGCATTCCCTGAAGCGGGTGACTACGTGACGGGTTCGGGCTTCTCTCCCACCGCTGCCGCCGTGACGGGCATTTCGATTGCGGCAATGGGCTCTAACGCACCTCACAACATCATGCAGCCTGGTGCGGCACTGAAGTATGTGATCAAGTACTGAGATGCCACTCCCCAAGCGGAATCTACCGGTGCGGCCCATCGGGGGCATGGTTGCGATGGAACAGGCGCAGAACCTGGATCCATCGCAATCGCCTGATATGCAGAACTTCCAGGTGTATCAGGGCGTGCTGCGCAAACGGCCGGGGTTTCAGCCGTACCCACGGGGACTCACGTCAATGGGCGGCCGAGTCTGTGGGCTTTACTCGACACACGACGTGAACGATAAGTCCTACCTCTTCGCCGCCTGGGAGGACGGTATTGTCCTGTACGACGCACTCGCGCGTGTATGGAACCCTCTAACGGGGACAGCGTTGACTGGCCTCAACACTGACCTGTTCTCCTGGGCGACCTCACAGGCCAAGGTTGCATTCTCACAGGGTGTGGATCCAGTTCAAATCATCGATCTGGTCACGCCTACCTCGTACGCCCGTCTCAGTGTGGACTGCCCCGCGGCTAAGTACATGACCCGCTTTGCGGACCGGCTGTTCCTAGGCTTCACCGTAGAGGCGACGATTCCGAAGCCGTTCCGTGTCCGGTGGCCGGTCAACAACGATCATACCAACTGGACTGGAATCGGCTCTGGGTTCCGCGATACGGGTGAGGAACCGAACTTTGTCCGGAACATTCTGAAGCTTCAGAACTCCCTTGGCGTCTACACCGAACGATCCATCTGGCTGGGTGAACGGACTGGAGCTGCTACTGCGCCTACTCGTTATACTCTGGTTGCTTCTGACGTTGGGCTTTATTCCGCTCGTACCCTTGTTGGGTTTCGAGAGAGCCATTTCTTTCTGGGTCCGGATAATTTCTACCTCTTCAATGGTGGAGCACCGACCGCCATTGGTGAGGCGGTTCGGGACGCAGTCTTCTCTGAGTTGAATCCAGAGTCCCTCAACAACTCCTGGTCTACGATCCTCAGCGACACACAGGAGTATCTGACGTTCTGTTGCACAGGGGACCGGAACTACCCTTCGAAGATTTGGGCCTTTAACTACGGTCGCAATATTTGGTACCCCTGGGTCGCTCAACGGCATACGTGCGGTGCAACTCATCGGCTGGACGCTACGGTGCGCATCGACGATCTGATCGACACGATCGACGCGCAGACCTGGCTCTTAGACGATGTGTTCAACTCGAACGCGTATCCTTCGCTTCTTACAGGGCATACCAATGGCCTCATCTACCGGTGGTCCAATTCATTCCCGTCTGACGATGGGATCGCAATCGATGCGTACTGGACGTCCAAGGACCTTACAGCTGACGATGTGTCGGAGGGTTTCTCCCACCACTTTGTCCGCATTAAGAAGGTTGGCGTTTCATATCGCGACCCTGGATCCGTGTTTACGCTCCTCTTCAGCTTCTCAACAAATGGCGGGCGGTCCTGGTCAGCGGAAGAAGCAGTGACCATGGGTGGGACATCGACCGGCGGACATGGCGACGCAACGTGGTTTCGAGAGATCACGGACAAGCGCGTTAGAATTAAGTTCCGCAACAATAGTGCCAGTGAGACACCTTTGCTAACGAAGTTGTTCTTTGACATGGAAATCGACGCTCAGGTGTTCTGATGCGTATCAAAGACACATTCCCCTGGGCACAGCGCGAGGAGCCACGTGACATTAAAACACTCCTGCAGTGGTTCCGCCTCTTCTTCGCAGACACTGCCACAATCATCAACGGTGACATTGGCTTCGGAGATGGCGTTGACCCAGACAATATGGGCGGCGTTTGGGTTACGATCCCAAACACTGGTTCGGTTGCCAGTGACGTTGCCGTCGTGCACAACTTGGGCGTGGTGCCAGTCGGATTCATTCTGATGGTTCCCCCTGCAACGGGGACGATTAACAAGGGAGCAACGCCGTGGACCACGTCAACGATATACATCAGGTGCAGCACAGCGAACCAAGCGTGCACAGTGTTCGTGCTGAACCCGAGGCTAACCCACGACTGAAGCTCCTCGTGATTCGTGACGAGATGCACGCGGCTGAACTCCTGGCGAAGTACCACGCGTTGAGCATCCCGAAGGAACATGTGCAGCTTTTCCAGATGCACCTGCTCGGCCGCCGGGATTCGGTCTTCCACGAAGTCGGCGACAACGAGGGCCTGGTGTTCTTCACTAACGTGATGCCGCGGTACAAAGCCACGTTCGGTCTCCTGTTCTGGGATAGGAAGCTTTCTGCGAGACGCCGGGCCGCTGTTCGGGAGGGCATCGTCGACGCGTTCAAGAACTTTGAGCTTGTCCGTGTGCAGGCGGACATCTCAGCCAAGAATGCTCCGATGCGAACCTTCCTTCAGCGGCTCGGCTTCGTCTACGAGGGCACTCTCCGCTCCGATTGGGTCGATGAGTCTGGGATCGCCGATCGACTGACGTTCGGTCTCCTCAGGCAGGAGCTGTAACATGGCAATGGATGTCCCCGGCGATGACTTCTTCGGAACGGGGTACGTAGCTTACAACCCGTATCAACAGCAGCAGGACAATCAGCAGGCGCAGACCCAGCAGAACTTCGAGAACAACCAGCAAACTACGCAACAGAACTTCGAGAACCAGCAGACTCAGCAACAGGCGACGGCTGGTCAGTATCAGACCCAGCTGCCAGTATCGACCTCTCAGAACACCGGGATTAACGGGGGCGCGGGTGTGTCCAACACGCCAGCTCCGAAGCCGCAGTCGTACGGCTTCATGGAGGGCGTCGATCAGAACAAGATGAACGACCAGAGCGTGACGTCGCCAAAGTACATTGCGTCACGCATCCTTGCTAGCGGCGGCTCGTTGCAGGACGCTGCGAAGGCGATCGGTGCGACTATGACAAGTCCCACCAACATGCGCCTGTCGACCGGTGAAGAGATCGATACACGGCGGGATGAAGAAGGCGCAAACGCCCTTCAGTGGCTCGTGCTCGGTGGAGGCGGTGGTGGAGCTACAATGCCTACAGCAACTGGAGGACAGCAAACGTTGAACATGACCCCGGGCGCCAACGGGTCATATGCATACAACCCTATGCAACAAGGGGCGTACAACCCCTACATGTACGGGATGGGTGGGAGTCAGTACGGTTACAACGGGATGACCGGATACGGGGGTAATACCGGCATCAACGGTGGCGGTTATCCAATGGTCAGTGAATATGCTGGCAATGCTAACACCTACCGAAACGCCGGGTACGGCCTACCTGGGCAGACCTACGGACAGTACTCTCAGGGGGGCTACCAGGGTCTCACCGGTGGATATCAAGGTGTTGGCGTTCCGGGTCCTGGGGGTGGTCCTGGGCAGGACTACACTGGGGATACCGGAAGAGACGACGGTACTGGTACAGGTACTGGTACCGGTACTGGAGGACAAACGGGAGGGGTGTACTCAGGCCCCATGCCACCGGATCTGGGCCCCCTACGGGAGCAGCTGTCGAACTACCTGATGGGTCAGCTTGCAGCGAACCCAACACCCAGTCCGTACCCCGGTTCCCTTCAGACCGGTGATCCCTGGGGTATGATGGCTGCGTACGATAGGTACAGGGCGGGGCCGGATATCACGGACCAGCGGGTCCAGGGCATCGCCGGTACCTTCGGCGATGTGTACAACCAGGGCCGAAGCTTGATGCAGACCGGTGGGATGCAGGATCTCAACCCGTACATGGATGCGATTCAGAAGCGGTCCCAGTTGCAGATGGACAACAGCCTGGCGCAGATCAAGGAACAGTACGGGGCACTGGGCCTTGGTGCCGGATCTGATGTCAGCGGTGCACTGGCACAAGGCGCTGCTACCGGGACTGCACAGATGCAGGAACAGATGCTTGGAACTGCACTTCAGGCATCTATGGCTGCCGGACAGAACAGGGTGAGTGCGTTCCAAGGGATGGGTAACCTCGCCGGCCAGTACGGTAACCTCCAGCTTGGTCAGGGCCAACTGTGGAACCAATCCGCACAGGGCCTGCTGGGCGTAGGCGCACTCGAGCAGCAGGTGAACGAGGGCAACGTGAACCGCGGGTATCAGGAATACATCCGCCAGAACAGTCCAAGTCCCTGGACGCAAGCGGCGCTGGGTTACGCCACCGGATTCCCGCCGATGGGTCAGTCCGGCGGGAACGGCGGCGCATATGCGTCTGCGGGTGCTTCAGTTGCCACCGCACTGATAATCGCGGCCGCAATGTCCGATCGGAACGTCAAGGAAGAGATCACTCCGATCGACGTCAAGGAAGTCCTCAAGGGCGTTCGGTCGATTGACGTCACGCGGTGGAAGTACATCAAGTCCGATCCGAAGCATATGGGCCCGATGGCACAGGACTTCAAGGAGATGTTCGGCGTGGGTGATGGTAAGGTCATCATGACCGTCGACGCCGTGGGTGTTCTGTACGGAGCGATTCAGGCCCTAGCGACGAAGGTCGAGGAATTGGAGGCGCGCCTTGGGTAAGTGGGTCTACGGGAATCAACAACAGAACGATAACGCACTCACGGCGCGGATCATCGCTCAGATCGGTGATCAGATTACTCAGGCCCTTCTCACGAAGGCTGCGATGAAGCAGAAGGAGGGCTCATACAAACAAGCGGCGTCGGACAACCTGACGAAGTTCGTTGGGATGACTGCGGACGAGCGGCAGCAGTTTCTCAACTCTCCAGGTGGGATCCAACAGGTCACCGAGATGGTAGATCCTCACCTGTACTCTAAGCATGATACAGGGAAGGAAGGCTTCGCAAAACCGTCCTACGAGGGCATTCTCGGGATGGGCGCGGAGACTGAGCCGGAACGGGCGATTCGGGGCGGGAAGGAGGCGCAGGCAGCTAAGTTCGGTTTTGAGGCGAACAAAGCGGCACTGGAGCTCAACGAGAAGATGGACCAGATGAAGTTCCAGTCCGAATTCTTCGACATGGGCAAAAAGTTCGAAGCCGGTGGCGAGGACGCTCCTACACCCAAGGAGTACATGGGCGCTGCCCTGCGAGCTGGATACAAAGAGGCCCTCTCGAATCCAATGTCTCTCCTGGACCCGGGGTCCCTCGTCAAGCAGGAGGAGCAGAAGGTCGTCGGATCGGATGCGTGGAAGAAGCTCAAGGGTGCTGAGATGCTCACAGAGCTCCAGAAGCAGCGTCCGGTACACAACCAAGAGCAAGCGGATCAGATGGTCAACCTGGGGAAGTACCTCGGGGGTGACACATCAGCCGTTGTGGATTGGACCAAGATCAACCCTGACTGGCGCGACGCCGAGAACGATCTGAAGAAACAACAGCTCGATGTGCAGAAGCAGGAGTTGTGGCGGAACACGTTGAAAGATACGTCGGATCTGTACACCACGATCGTGACCAACGGGGTCCCGGCAAAGGACGCAGAGAGGTTCCTCGACGAGTTCCAGAAGACCGGACGTCCACCCAAGGACATCCCGTGGCCACAGGACAAGATCAAGGTGCTGCAGGCTCAGGTCGAACAGGCCAACCTGAACAAGATGACCATCGAGGCGAAGCACGCAGAACAGGAGCTACCGGAGTTCAAGCAGGCCCTCGACCTGTGGCGTGCCACCGCGTCGGACGACGTCAAGGGCCAGGCACGTGCGGCGAAGCAGGCCTGGGACCTCTTCTACAAGATGCACCCGGAGTACAAGGGCATGCCTCAGCCCGGGTTCTGGGACAAGATGCTGGGCTTCATGAAGGGCACCGGGAACTATGCACAAGGTGCCGCGGGGGTCGCTGGAGCAACCGCATCAGACGCTGCCGCAGGCATTGCGGGCCAGCGGACACCCGATTCAGTGTGGCCAATGGGCCAGGATATCATGAACGTGTCCCGTGCTGTTGGGGGTGGGCTCACAGCTGCCGGGAACTATGTCGACTCCGCGGTCAAAGAGGTCGGCGCGGGTGCTGCGAACGCTGCCGTGTCAGCCGCAGGGTACGCCATCCCGGGTGCGAAACAGTTCACTGATAAGGGCAGGGCAGCCTTCGGTACTCTGGCCGACGCATTCAAGGCAGCGGGGGAGAAGCCGTCGGACATCCAGGCGCCAGGGTTCCACCCGCCCACAAAGACCGGCAAAGTGGCGGAGACCCACCCCGAACTGGCACGGATGAAAGAGACGCTCAAGGCGCAGCTCAAGGAGATCGGGAAGCGCCAGTCCAGCATGTCCGTGCAGGAACAGACGTACTGGTACGACATCGCAAAGAACCTCGACGCAGCGAAGGACGACCCTGCTGCACTCGCTGCACTGTTCGTCCAGATCAACATGGGCTCCGGGGCCAAGTAGATGCCAACCAAAGACGAGATCAACGCGCGGGCGGCAGAGCTCCTAAAGAACTCGAACTATCGCTGGGCGAGCGAGATGGAGCCTTCACCCGAGCTGATCGAGAAGCTCAAGGGGCCCCGTGAGGGGAACTTCCAGGAAGATGCGTACGAAGACGCTGGCGACTGGGCCATCGGCTACGGCATGCAGTACTGGAAGGGTAAGAAAGTCCACGAGGGGATGCACATCACGCAGGAGGAGGCGGACGAGGAGTTCGATCGTCAGCTCCATACGATCTACAAGCCCCGGCTGGACAACGCCCTCAAGATCCCGGTCAACCAGCATCAGTACGATTCCCTGATCTCCGTCTCCTGGAACAGCCCTGCGGCGGGGGAGAACCTGGCGAAGAAGATGAACGCCGGGAAGGTCCTCGGGGAGCACGACTTCACCGCCTCTGCGACAATCAAAGGCGAACCTGACAAAGGCCTCATCCGCCGCCGCAAAGCCGAGTATGCGGATTTCCAGGCGCCGGACGATACACCTCCCGTTTCCGATCAGCGGAGGATGGAACCGGGCCCCGTAGCGGCAGCTGTTCCGGCTCCTCCAAGCACGATGCCAGTGGAGGATGTTCCGCAACAGGAGATGCCTCCAACAGATACTTCCCCGCAGCGGTTTGACCCACGTATCGACCCTGGTGTCTCCGGGCCCATGTCGGCTCCGCAAGCGCCGATGCCGCCACAGCAATTCCCTATGGGCCGGGCACCGCGGATGTCAGGGCCGGCGGCTCCGGTCGCACCCGGACAACCTGGTGTACAGATGTCCCCGCAGCAGATGCCGATGACGCAGCCGGGGCCGATGCAGCCGCCGATGCCTCCCCCTGGGACGTTCCCTTTCGCAGGAGGGCCCAATGCGTCGTTCACAGATCCCCGGTCCGTCAAGGTCACGAATCCGGCGTCAGAGGCCATACCGGAACCTGAGGGGCGTCCAACCCTGTTCGGGATCGCACCACCCAAGGATAACAGCCTTGGCCCGCGGACCGTCTCCGAAGACGTGGAGATGAAGGAGATCCTCGACTCTCTCCGCCCGATGCCTGGCCCAACCGTTCAGCAGATGCGGCAGTTTGCCCAGGACCACTCGAAGATGGGGATCGACTACACCCATCCAGGTCAGGAGGCAGAAGACGCAGTGGGGCCGAAAGTCAACACGTACATGGCCCCAGGGGATCTGGCAGCTGCATCCGGTCGATCAGCAGCGCTGGGTCTCGCACAGGCGATTATTGGTCCGTTCGGATCCCTTGCGCCGAACACGTGGAAGTCGTTGACCCTGGCGCAGCAGGAGCAGCAACAGAAGCTGAAGGGCTACCTGTCGACGGATGAGATGACCAAGGCGATGTCCGGCCCGTTCGGTCCTCCGACGGACACCACACGAGGCTTGCTGACGGCGACCCCTGCCTTGGCTGGTGAGGTCGTAGGTTCGTTCATCCCAGGTGAGCCGATCATCAAGGGGGCGGACAAATTCGCACGTCTTGCTGTGAAGTCACCCTTCGCTCGGAAGTTCGTTGCAGCAGCCGTTGGTACCACCGCCTTCAGTGCGTTCGCGAACATCGAGCCTGGTGAGTCCCGTTCTGTGATGATCGGGAAGAATCTGGCACTGTTCGGTGCAATGGATCTGGCCTTCCGGCACATCGGAACAGGTCTACAGGAGGAGTTGGGCGGTGTGTATCACGACACCGTAGATCGTGTAGCAAAGGCTACCGGAAAAGCTGCCGATCAGGCGGAAGACGCTCTAATCGCGATGCGGGCGAATCCTGCGAACGGTAACATCGCAACCGCGAAGGCAGTGATCAACATCGGAGCAGAAGACGCGAATGTACGGATGTCGCCTCTGTACAATGCGGCCGCGAAGGTGTACGAGAACGAGATCCAAAAGCACTTCCCGAAGAACCTCGTGCTGGACCCGATGCTCGGGGACAACTTCGGTGTCAAGTTCAATCTGTCGATCGGTGATCAGCCTCTAACACCGGTGCACCTCACATCGAACCCGCAGGACCATGGGCAGTTCGCCAAACAGGTTGCCACGATCAGGGAACAGATCAGCAAGGCGTGGGAGCAAGGCACTCCGATTAAGGTGGATAACATTCAGATCGGGAACGAGGGCACCAAGTCCAGGTTCTTGAACTTGATGTACCGTCCGATCACCGACGCGAAGGAGATGGTCCCCGGCGCCGCAAAGGTGAACACGGCTGCGTTCGGCGGGACCATGCCCAAGCCGGGTGACACGGTGCACGTTGTCACTGCGGATGGCACCGCAGTCCACACGGTAGTCGAGTCCCCGCTGCCGCGTACATACGATGCCGCAGGTACCCGTCCATTCGTCCCTGGTGGCACAATCGATGAAGCAACGGAGTCTCTGAATCCGAGTACCGGTCGTATCCATCGAAAGGAGGACCCAAATACACGGCTGCGGGCTCGGGTAGCTGCGGCCCCGCCGACAGGCGTTGACCAGTGGGCAGCGACGGAGTCCAGGGGCACCGGTCGCAATCCGGATGAGGAGTTCTGGGTCGACCGACCGAGCGGGGGCGGAGAACCTCCTTCGGGTGGCGGAGGTGGAGGGGATGAAGGTCCTTCCCCGTTCACGCCAAAGAACATCGATGCAGACTTCACTCCACGTGAGTTCGCGATGGATCTGTTCCACAGGATCAAAGCGGACGGTGGCACATCGTATCTCGACCCACAAAGGGGAGGTAAATCGCTCGCCGAGGTTATCGCGATAACAGCCGATCGTCTGGGCATGATCAACTCCCCTGAGGACGTCTTTGATATCATTACCCGGCCCCGCCGTGAAGTGATGAAGGAGTTCCTCGAGCGGCTTGCTGCGAATCAAGCAGATCAGCGACAAGCCCAACGCGAGTTCGCAGCGGCAGATCGGGGCATGGCAGCACACGCTGAGGAGTCCGAGGTCGACGATTCTGTTGCACAGCTGTGGAAGCCCGGGGGTCTGGCCGACCAGTTGAATCAGGAAATGGGTGAGGACACAACCAAGATCTACACCCAAGCAGATTTGATGCCTCCTCCAGCGCCGTCCCGTAATGTGCCACGGCAGATGCGGGAAGAGACAGACGAGGAGTGGGCGGAGCGGGCAGCACGATGGAAAGCCCGCCAGGAGGAAGCGAAGCGATCCAAGAAGGCAGTAAAGGTCGGCCCTCGTCAGGTCCAGGAAGAAGAAGATCGGAACACTACCGGTCACGGCTTCGACGAGCAGGGTGTTCCGCATGTGTGGACCCGCGACTCGAAAGGGAACGTCCAGACGGTCCCGTTGTCCTCCATCGTCGTACGGATGCCGCGGCCGGGTGAACACCTTGAGATCAGTGCGCACCCGGACGGCTCCGCCCGCCATGCACTGATCCATGTGGAACGGCCGGACTACGAGACACAGATCTCCATGCAAGGGTACGGGGATTTCAATCCGAAGTCCTACTTCACGTCCATGTTCTTCAAGAACGTCGACCATGAGCAGACGCATGGTAACGAGGTGCGAGCGTTCTTCCACAAGGGTGGAATTACCCTCTCAGTGACACCCGGGGAGAAGATCTGGGAAGAGCGGGGCTTCTATGGAGACCCAATCGGGGAGTACGGTTGGCTTGACTCTATCGACTGGAGGAGACAGCCATCAAAGCCGGGCTATGCCGGGGGCGGTTCAGCTACTGGGCACCTGGCAGGCTCCGAGGTCAAGCCGAAGCTGGTCAAGATGAAGGGTGGCGGTACTGCTATAGAGGGGACCCGCATCGGTGATCCGAGACCATCTAGGGCAGCGGGAACCGAGCAGGGGATGTGGATGAACGCCGGGGCAGGGAAGGGTGAGGACGAAGCTTACCCCGCTCTGACAAAGGCAGCGAAGGAAGCTACGAAGCAGCAACTCAGCTTTGGTCCAGTTCGCGATCCCACAACAGGTGACCTGTCTTACTTCGCCCCCCGGCCGAAGAACGAGAAGTGGAAGCCGTACGCAGGGTTCATCCCGGGGCCGATGCGGGATGAGCGGTGGTCGAGGAACTACTATACGGGGGGCTGGGAGCCACAAGTCCGTCCGTTCGCAGGTCGAGAGACTCGGATTGACAATCCCTTCCAGCCACAGGTCCCCACACCGAACGTGAAGTACTACCGGAAGGGCAGCGCGTTCGCTGGGAAGATCAAGTCCGTCGACTCGGGCGAGACGATCCCGCACGCCGAGACGTCATCAAGGGCAGCGTGGAAGGTCCGCCGGGGTAAAGAGTTCACTCGCATGACTCCTACGAAATGGGATGTCGAGGGTGAACCGATCGAGATGGGACCCAGTATCGGCATCTCCAGGATGGGCCCGGAGGACAGGTCGAAGCAGAAACCCTGGCCGGACTTCGAGATCCACCCGGACTACCATGGGCACGCGGAGTTGGCGGATGCGATCAAGTCGGCCCGAATCCTACTACGACACGGTGTGGATGGGGATACTCCTGTGGCCGTGATGGCTGCGTACACCCAGCACCAGCCGAATTGGACGTCTACCCGGCCCTGGACCGTACAGGAGCTGGCGGATCATCAGCCACCCCAGATCAGTCTGACACGGCTGCGGGACGAGGCAACACCTAGGGGCATCGAGACGTACGTAGATGGACCACGGATGATCCTCCGCGCTGCCGACGGCTCTTGGGAGAAGACCTTTGACTCACATCTCGCAGCGGCCCGCTTCGTGGAAAAGATGCCCGGACGGGTACTGGATAGACCACTGGACGATGCGTTCGAACAGGCGTTGGGCATCGGGAAATCCCGTAGCTTCGACGCCGACGTCGACGCAGGTGCCTTCCACAAGGTCGATCTTCAGGAGACCGCGACCAAGGAACTTATCGCAGGGAAGCGACCGCTGATCGTCCTACATGGAGAGGATCCGACGTCCATCTCGAACGCAATCCGTGCGATTGAGATGATGAACGATCTTCCTCCCGGGACCCACACAGTGCTGCCGTTGAAGGGCACTGGGCACGGGAAGAACGCGGTTGCTATCTATGATACATTGAGAGCCCGCCAGATGTTGGGCTCCGTGAAGGAAGATGTTGCCCGTCTCGGAGTAAATACGGAGCAGCCGTTCCAGGACGTCCTGCAGGAACTGAGTAACAAGAAGTGGGGTCTCGCAGCCCTCTTCGGACGGCCGGAGGGTCCACAGCAGGCCCTGCACTACTCGTGGCTTCGGGAGCACGGGATGAGGGAGTCCTGGACCCGCGGGAAACTGACACAGGACTCGATGGGCCCGTACAGGACATTCGATCCGAACGAGATCCTCCTCTCCCGCCGTGGTGGCCCCGGGTCCATGTTCGCCGGTGGTGAACCGCCCCCGCCATACAATCCGACGTTGGACTTGGAGGACGTGATCCCCGGGTTCCACCCTGATGCACGTATGCACATGCCGCCCGGACCAGGGATGGCAGAGCCTGAACACCCCGGTTGGTACGGTGACATGCACCCGGAGACAGAGGATGCAACGTACCACGACTGGGGCTGGGGTAAGGGCGACGAAGCAGCCGAAGCAGCCGAAGCAACCGGTGGCGACGCCGGAGGGGGCGGAGAAGGCGGGGGCGGAGGAGGTCTTCCTACTGGTCCACCGGATACGCCAGAGCAGAAACGAATCGCGGAGGGCTTCAAGTCCGTCTTCAGCGGCCCGTTCAACCAGCTAGCGCACTTCTTCCGTGTACCCGCGGAGATGTTCAAGGAGTGGGAAGTACGTAGCGGGATTCCGTTCTCTACGTGGTTCACAGCGATCGAAGACCGGCGGAGTGCCGTCGAAGCCACAATGGGACCCCTCATGGAGAACATGCATGAGTTGTTCCGTGGCACTACCCAGGACCTTCGGGAAGCAGCCCAGCAGGTCTTCGATGCGCACGCGACGGGCAAGATGCAGGACATTGCGCACATCACGGACGATGCGGCCCTGGCACTCGGAGAGAAGGCCCACGAGTTCTTTACCCGCTGGATGACCGAGACGATGGGTCACAGCAAGGAGGACGTCGAGGCCTTGTTGAAGGAGCTCCCGCAGATTCGTAAGTCAGGGCAAAGCTTTTCGGACTACAAAGGTTCCCGCGGTCTCGGGCTTCCTAAGCTTCTGACAACGGAGTCGAAGAGCTTCGAGAAAGGCGCGGTGATCCTGAGCAACCGGGAGATGGACGTCCGGAAGAACTTGATCCGGATGGGTCGGGCATTCACGAACGAGAAGGAGATGATGCCCACCTGGTCAGCGATCAGCAAGGCGTATCAGGCGTACAAGATGGTTGATACCCCGCTGACTGACTCCGGGGCGTTCACCGTGTTCGACTCGTACATCCGGAGTGCGCTGCATCAGCAGGACCACGTGTCGAACACGATCGCTAACGTGTTCAAGAAGGTCGCAGAGAAGCTCGAAGGCATCGGGGTCATCTCGGACGCGGATGCAACTGACTTTACGTCGGTGATCCTGGGCGCCGGGTACTTTGCGAACATGGCCTTCGGTCCTGGTAACGTAATGCGGAACGCGTTGCAGACGCTTCAGACGGGAACCGGCCTCGGCGTAGGACCGTGGGCACATGGGTTCAAGCAGGCCATGAAGTATCTACGGGATCCGGACTTCGAGCAGGAGCTGCTGCACAGGGGAATCATCACCCGGGATCGTACTGCACAGATGTGGGCGGATGCGCGAGGTGCCAATGAGATGATCATGAACCTCGAAGGGTCATCTTCGAAGATCATCGCGAACACAACCCGCCTCGCTTCGATGGGTACGGCACCGTTCAAGAAGGTGGAAGACCTGAACCACATCATCGCGTACTACTCCCAGCACCAGCTCGCGGAGAAGTTCGGGAAGCAGTACCACGCGGGTAAAATCACGTGGGATGAGTTCCTCGAGAAGTCGTACATCGACATGAGGGACATGAAGGACGGGCCGACGCATCGGGGCATCAAGGAGGCCCTGGACGCGGGCGAGATTGATGTCGCAGCTGACATTGCGTCGATTGACTACATGAACGCCACCCAGTTCAAGTACCGCCGGGGTGTCACGCCGTACTGGATGCAGAACACCGTAGGCCGAATGGCCGGACAGTATGGCACGTGGCCGTCCTACTTCGCAGAGTACGCCTACGACTCGATGACCCGCGGGTCCGTCAAGAACCGGATGAAGGTCGCCGCTCGTTGGGCAGCCGCCAATGCCGCCATGTACGAGATCGGATCCCAGGCGTTCGGGGTCGATATGGGCCGCTGGCTCTTCTTCAGCCCCTTCGGGTACACAGGTGGTCCGATGGTAGAGGTTGCGGGGCAAGCCCTTTCAACGACGAACATGCTGGTCCAGGGTCAGATCGACATGACGGGCCAAGCGAAGAAGGGGGCGGATCCGGCAGACGCCATTGCACTAGCGAGGTTTAAGAACTCGTGGCAACAGTTCGTCCCGCTGCCGACCGGGCAGTACAACCGGACGATGCGAGCGTTGGACCAGATCCAGCTGGGGGATTGGTCGAAGGGAACCAAGTACTTCCTTGGATTCCCCCCGATCAAAGACACGTATTAGATGGGATCCGTCACCGGAGCCTCCTCCGGTGACGACTCTTCCAGGGCCTTCGTGATTTCCTTCTCCAAGTCCTTCTTCTTGATCCCCAGGCTGTAGTACAAACGGCTGTACAGAGCCTGGGGCGACACACCCAGTTGCTTGGCGGTCGTTGGGATGCCCTGCTGTTTGATCTTCAGCAGGAGGTCATTCGTCACCTGAACCTTCACACTGTTAGGCCCGCCCCTCTTTCGGATTTCGAGTTGGAGGGACTTGAGCCTGCTTCTCACTGTGTGGGGCGAGCATGCGAACTTCAAGGACAGCTGGCTGATCGAGAGTTTTCGCTTCTCGTACAGCTCCTTCCACATCTCCACTTCTCCGGGGAACCCTAGCGACTGTGCGAGTGCTTCCCATTGGGTCATTTCCATCCCTCAGGCGTCAGGAAGTACGACTTTGTTTTCTGGTCGTACTCGATTAGCTTGGCCTGGCGCATAGTGTCCACGCGCTCCCGGAACATCCGAGAGTCCATTTTGTTACTGTTCAGGCGGAGCCACTTGCTGTGTTCAAGAGTCCCTCCGTGATTCTTGACCTGCTTGAGCATCCGGGCATGGTCCTCCCCGATGTTGCTCTGCGTCAGCTGTTCGAACGTGGCGGGCAGCCACAGCTCCAGCCACTCGAGTATCCGTAGCGCCTGCTTCAGGTGGTGCACGTTCAGCTTCTGTGGATCGCCATGTTCCGACGCCGCTAGGATCATCGCGAGTCGAATCATGTGGTCGGGTTTCCTTTCGGAGTAGCCCGCGAACTGCCGCTCCTCATTCCCGGCGCCGTGTTTGCTGTTGTACCACTCTTCATACCAAGCACGTGTATCAGCGTTCCCAGTATAGAAGGGTACTTCTCCACGGGCACGAGTAAGAGCAATGAGACCATTACGGAGTTTGGCCTTGAGCAGCTCATCTGGTGGAGGAGGGATTGGAAAGGATCGTGGTGTATCCTCTTGCACAACGAATAGCAAGCGGGACATGAAACCACCCCCGAAAGCATCACGCGGTATGGCTGTTTGGATCCAATCCAACGTCGATGCCCCGAGGAACGACAGGGCAACATTGTTCAGCTTCAATTCTCCCCGTCCTATGGTTAACGAACTCCATTCGGCCGGGGCGTCGAATAGAGACGTCAGCATTGGGATCATGCCCTCCTGGTATTTCTGCTTCCCCAGAAAGACCGCCAGCTCCGGGGCATATAGTAGCCCGCAGGCTGTCTCTCGCTCACGGAAAGCTTCCACCAGAGCCTCAGGCGTAGCCTTGTCAGCAATGACTTGTCCTCCGAAAGAGCGTACGAGACCCACACTAATATTGCATGCGCTCGTCTTTCTGCACTTTCCGGAAGGGGCCACCAAAACGACGCAGAGGTTTGGGTAGACGGAGTAGTGACCCTTACGGACGTATACATTACGCTGCATAGCGGCACCGATAGCAACCAGCCCCGCAAAGAAGTGGAAGACGGTAGGTGGTTCTGTACTCCGGGTGAATTCCACGTAGTCTCGAATCCACCCTGAGGAAGGGACAAGGTTATCGAAATCCGGTATCTTGGTTTTGGGCTGGAGTCGACTGTCGAGGGTTTTGTCATCGAGTAGGAACTTCTCCTTTATCAGAAGCAGGAGTTCTATGGGACGGCCGCCGGGGGGAACGTCACGTACCCAGTCAAGGATCTTGTCCAGCGACGAGTCACCAGATGACGTGACGGTCCGCGAACGAAGATGCTGCATCAGCAGTTTGACCTGTTCAGACAGGGGTACAGGGTTTGGCATCTTACATGTACTTACGGGCGAATGCTACGTTGAAGAAGATGTTGGCGAACTGCTCGGAGTCGAACTTCTTCCCGTTGTGATCCAGGAGGCCCTTCCCCCGCAGCTCGGTGTACTCGTCGATTGCTTGTTTGGCGATCCCGAACTTGACCAGTTTGCCGGTGTCCACGGACGTCCTGTGTGAGATGCCCAGATCGTTGAACAGGTCAGCGAACAGCTTCATCTCCTGCAGGGACTTCATTCCGAGGAGGTGGATCCTCGGCGGCCACTTAATGTGCTTCGGAGTCGCGTCCACCAGCTCGGAGAAGTTGCTGTATCGTTCGGACTTGAACGGGAGGCAGAGGAGGTGGGTGTCACTTCGGACCGCGTTGAAGAAAGATACGCGCTCCTCTCGAGTCTTACCCTGAAGAACGGTTCCCAGCTTGTACGCCGATCCGAGCTTCTTCTTTGTGGCGGTGAAACCTTCGTACGTACGGGCCGCGTCGCCGAGCCAGTCAGGCGCAATGACCACGTTGGGGGCGCATCGTTCCGCGGCCTCCGCAATCTCAGTGAGAGACAGAGGCTCACCTCTCTCGTGGAAGCCGTTGTCCAGGATCTTGAAGCGGGTGGACTTCCGGAAGAACTCGGCATAGTCTGGATCCTCCAACACGAACTGTGCCAGGATGAAATCCAGGTCCACCAGGCTTGAGATTGTCTTGAGCAACGCCGTAGGTATTTCCATCGATAACTTCATCCGAACAGCTCCTTGTAGAGGTCCTTGTTTCCGTCCTTGGACTCCATCCAGTTGTTGCCGACGGTTACCTCGGCAGGGGCACGGAAGCCCTCGGGGAAGTATTTCTTGCAGTTCTCCGGATGCCGACTCTGTGCCACGATCTCCGGCCAGATCCGGTTCATCCTTTGCTCGAGGATCTCCTTCGCGATACGCGCTTCGTCCTTCGCGACCACGAGGACCAGTTCGTCGTGAACCGTGGCCCGAATGGTCGACGCCTTGGCGTGCTGGGTGAGGTCATCATCCACATCGCACACGCTGACGTACATCATATCCGCACCGGTGCTCTGAATGGGGAAGTTGTACATCTCAGTGACCTGCCGTGTATACCACCAGCGCCGACGGCCGAAGGGATTGATGAGACACGAGTCCCGTTCAACGGTGTCCATGAAGGTCTCCCGCCACTCGTGCCATTGCGGGAAGAGCTTAAAGATCTTCTTCATGAACGTCTCGATGTCGGTCTGCGACCGCTTCGTCTGCTTGGCAATGTCCTTAGCCCCGCGGCCGTAGGCCATGCCGTACCAGATGAACTTCGCCATGTACCTCAGGTGTTCCTGAGACCCGCCCTTGCGGCATTGATCCTTTGAGACCTGGTACGCGTCAGCTGCCATTGACACCAACCAGTCCTCGCCAGATGCCAGAATCTCCAGGCCCTTCTCGTCTCCGCTGAGGAACATGGCAATCCGGGTTTCGACCTGGGACCAGTCAGCGGACATGAAAACGTGGTCAGGACTATCCGGTACGTAGATCTGTCGAAGTTCCAGCGGGATGTTTTGGAAGTTCGGATCCCAACTGTTGAGGCGTCCTGTTGCTGCTTTAGCCGTACCGAATCTGGGATGGACATAGTTGTTCTCATCCTTCTCCACGTTGATGTAGGTGTTGCGGGTGTGATCCAGGGATCGGACCTTACTGATCCCTTGGAGCAGAGGGTCGTCGTACTGAGCGGCCAGCTTTTCGATAGCTTCCGCATTGGCTGTCGGACGCATCTGCTTGGTCTTCTGGTCCTTGATCTTCTGGACGGGAAGCCCCAGTACGTCGTAGAGGACGTGCATTACGTCCTTGGATGACTTGGCGTTGAACGACTGACCAAACACGGCACGGAGCTTCTCCTCGTACTCCCGGGCCTTCATGTCCATCGCCATGTCCCACCGCAACGCGAGCAACTCGTCCTGCTTCATGCCCAGCTTGTTCATCTTGCGTAGCTTGGGCTGGATCCGGCAGACCGTCCGCATGAGGTCTTCCATGCCGAGGTCCTTCAGTTCCTTTCGGAGGCTGACCGCGGAGCGGCGCTGACCCAGGACGTCCTTCGCGTTGTACAGGAACAGGTTGTCCGAGGCTGTGTCCTTGTGATACTCCATGTCCGTATGGAGAGACATGATATGACCCAGGTTCTTCGGCTGGTCAGAGTTCGTGAGATGAAATGCTTGCAGTGTGTCCCACGTTGGGCCTACGAACGTGATGCCTTTCTCTTCGCAGAAGGGGATGTCGAAGGACTCAATGTTCTGGCCTTCGATTTCAATGCCTGGATCAGAGGCCAAAGAATTGAACCATTCGGCAACGGGAGGGGTCCAACGGAAAACGTAAGCTGTCTCTTCGTCAACCGCAAAGCCGTTACAGATAATCTGACCGGTACGAGGGTCAAGTCCTCCTTTGGGACCTGGTCCGTGGGTCTCGATGTCGAAGTCAAGAACTCCATGTCTTCGAGCAAGGTTTGCAATAAGCTCTCCATGCTCCGCAAGGCTCGCGTCGAGAACATAGTTGCACGGACGACGTCTGACTTCTGGAAACGCCGATTGGATTTGCGCCCTGTGGAGGTCGTAGATGACCAGGGGCCAGTTCTCTTGCTGTCGCATGATGTGGGCGGGGTGGAGGGTGGCGAAGACTTTGAGCTTCGTGTCACCCATGGCCGCCTCAATCGGTACTCCACGCTGTTGATAAATACCGTT